ACCATCGGAGGTGGTACGCCAAAGGCAGAGCAGATCTCATCGCGGATAAAGCGGCGGGATTCTACGAAGTCCAGTTCGGCGGCGGTCGTGTTGAGCATCGTCGCCTTGGCAGAACTGAATAATGCCTTGCGAGCATTGCGCGGGCCTGCCTGCTGCTCTGCGTATATGTCGCGCAGCTGTCGTACCTGTTCTGCTGTGGCCTCGGGCGGTATCTCGAAATGGATGTCGGAAAGCCCACGATTCTCTAGGCTTACCTTCTGGAATCGCTCGGATTCGTTATCGATGTCTACGGCTTGCGCGGCCGAATGTAGCGGAGATACCCCGAACCATAGATTACCTGGGTCTGGGTACTTAAAATGGATCATGTCCTCGGGAGGAATGTTTCGCCTTGCCACGCCAAGGTTGTACTCGTAACGCTCGACCAAGCGGGTAGCACCAGGAACCACACGTAAGGCATCGGGCATTAGCGGCCAAAGTTCCCCGACCATATTGCCTGCGCGTACCTTAGACCAGTAGGCGTTGCCGCTGAGATCTAGGTGCTGCAATGCGTATTGGATCATGGTCGCCCAATCCATGTCTGGATTCGGACGGGCTAGGAGTGCGTTTAGCGGTGTGTTCTCTACCTTCTCCCAGCCATCTTCGATCTTGCGCTCTACGATCCAGGGAACAGAAGCCGCAGAAGAAGCTCGTAGATTGATGCAGGAGTAGACCCAGGTCGAGTGCTTGTAACCCTCTTTAATTGCTTTGGTAGCGTCCCAGCTATTGAATTGTGGAGTCTTGCCGTAATAGCTTAATAGCAGCTCTGGGGATGAATAGCTTTTTTGTTCCGTTCGTCGGAAGAAGTCGAGGAGACGCATCAGGCCCACTCCATTATCAGTTTGGCGGGTTTGATAACAGGCTCTAGCCCGTATCTAACTGCGTCGATTATATGGTTGTTCGCATCCAAAAGTATAGGCAAAATGTCGCCCGTCAATTTATCGACCTTGTATGAGTACAGTCTAGCCTCTTGCGCGGCGTACTTGCACCTGGGATGAATGACGATCTTCTCATAGCCTCGGAGGTGAGCGATCCCGTCCTCGACCGATCCAGGCCCCTTCTTTGCGGCCATGATGTTAAATCCTTGGCGCTTCATATAAGAGATTGTCTCCGGTCTGGCTGAGTCTGCTCGGATAGTGTGATTGCGACTGCCAGGCACGTTATCGAATAGGGCTGGTGTCTCTGTGATCTCTACACCGACCCCATAAGCCTCATGCTCTATGTAGAGGTTGCGCTTATGTATCCACATTCTCACCAGCGTTGTCGGGTCTTGCGAGAAGCCCCAGTCTGCTCCGTAGTACGGGCCGTTCCAATCTGCCTCGGGCGTGAAGTCATCTATTACCCATTTGCCCTTTAGCACCTGGGCATCTCCGATCTTCTTGCACTCGCCACCCCAAATGTGTGCCGCTGAGTCTGGATCTACCCTGTAGTCGTACTCCATCTCCTTGCGAAGTTCTATCGGGAACCAAGGGTTCTGGTCATGGTTGACCTTGCGAACTATTGCATCTGGTGGTGGGTTCTTTACGAACCGCGTATAGGTCGGATCGGTTTCCTGCTCGGGGTTGAATGTGACCCATATCTCTGAGCCAGGCTTGCGGATAGTAGGGACGAGAATCTTCCAAGATTCCTCTGATACGCGCTCGGCTTCCTCTACCCAGCAGATGTCTATGCCTTCCATAGACTTGATCTTGGTGGTGTTGTGTCTCAGACCCTCAAAGATAAAAAGCGAGCCGTTGACCCCACGGATCTCTGCGTTCTGTATTTCTAGCCTAGCCGATAGGTTAAGAGCCTCTATCTGGTCGGCAAGCAGCCGGTGGACAGAATCCCTGATAGATGACTGTAGCTCTCGAGCGCAGAGGATACGGACGGGTTTGCTAGCGGCTAGGAGGCATAAGACGCGGGCAACAGACCAACTCTTAGCTGATCCTCGGCCACCATAGGCGACCTTGTATCGTGCTGGCTGGGTTAGAAACTGGAAGGCTTCTGGTAACTCAACCTTCACTTGGTGGGTTTTTCCAGACTACCTCGACGCTGGGCGCACCATCTGGGTATCTGTTCTCGATCTCTTGGCGCTCAGAATAGCCATGCTTGCTCAGTATTAGCTTGGTAATTGTCGGGTTAAAGTTCCCTGTGAGGCTGTTATTTATGAGTCCCTTCTCCTGTAATGAAAGTAAGGACTCAATAATGTTAGAAAATTTCTCGTTTTCCTTTGCCCAAACGTGCATAGTCTCTCGTCTTTTGCCGAGAGCGACTGCTAACCCTGCGATTGTAGGGATCACATCACCCGCCTCTAAGTACCCACCATTCACATACTTAAGGGCTGGTTCTATGTTGTCTTCTAGTGTGCTCGGTCTGGCCATGATCTATTGCTTTCTATAAATGGCGACGTAGTCACCCCATTCTTGTCCTGGATCTGTGTAGCTGTCTAGTAGGGTTACTGGTTTATTTGCTGCCGTTGCCCAGTTTGCTAGGGCTTTTCCTGCGTCTGGGTAGAACCTCCAGCAATCTACTGGGTGTCTGTGAACCTTGCCTTTGCTTGGGGCGTTTATGTATATGTAGCCTCCAGGCTTTGTGATCCTGACCATCTCTAGGAAAGTCATCCAAAAGAACTCGGAGTGCTCAAAGACTGAGCTTGAGACCGTGATCTCGCAATAGTTATCGGCCAGCGGGAATAGGTATGGGTCTTCTAGGATGATCTCGACGTTTTTGCCTGGCGCATAGTCCACTCCTATGTAGACGAATCTGCTTGGGGTGGCTTCCTTTAGGCTTCCGTTTATATCTTGCGAGCCAATATCTACTACGCGGCCAGACTGGAATTCTTTGCCGTGGTCGCGGAAGAATCGCTTGGCGTTATCTAGTGCCGACTTGTGCATATAGTTCGTGGTCTTTTACCCACGCCTTAAATATAGATCCGTCTTGGTCATCTACGGGTAAGGAGTTATGGCCGGTCCCGATCCCGTCTCGCCCAGGCATACCCTTTATGCCGACCACATAATTCGTGGGAAATAGTTTCTTTTCCGAATGCTTTTGCCAGAGATCCTTGTCTATAAATCGCACGTTCGGCCTACAGACCCTTGCGAATGTCTGAATGGCCTTGCCCCTCATCGCGGTTGAGCACAAGCTGGAATGGCTTTTATTCTTGCCTGTCTTAGCGGTCTTGGTCCTGATGTTGTAATACCTGGCGTGGGATTCGCCCACCAGCTCTGCATGGTTGAGCATCTCTGAGACTGCGGTTAGCCAATCCGGATGGTAGTAATCGTCGTCTTCTATTATTGCGAGCTTGTCGGTGCAATGCTTGAGACCGAGCAATAGATTCTGGGCTTGGGTGTTTTGTCCTGGCTTCCAGAACGGCTCTCTGCGGATAACCTTTATTTCCCAGTCGCGTTCTATTGTGATTTTCTGGGGGTCTTTACCGTCGTCGACGATAACCCATCTGACCGGACCCGTGTAGGTTTGGTTCCCCATAAGAGTCTGGCAGATGGTGAATGCTTCTGGGCGGCAACCTGTCGCGGTAAGCAGCGACAAAGTCTTAGGCATCTTTAGGCTTTAGCTTGTAGGCGTAAACCTCTTTGCGGCCAAATGCCTTGGGGCGGGCGACCTTCTCACGATCTATTAGCCCTTTCTTGTTGAGGTAGGAAAGGCTCATCCCGATCTGCTCATGCTTTAGCTCTGGGTTCTTTTCCATAAGCGCGGCATGGGTAAGCGGGGCTCCTGGCTTTAGGCTCTCCAAGATCTTTGTGATCGCGCCAGATCTCTGCGGCTTTACTTCTTCTGACATTCTGCCCACTCCATTATCTGTGATAGATGAGATCGTATCACATGGCACGACATGAGAATAGATTCTTTGCTTTCTCGGTTCGTGTTGCGGAGTTCTTTCCCGAGGTCGTTTAGGCGTTGTGCGATCTGGATATAGGCGAGTGCAGGATCGGTCATTTCTTGTTGCTCCATAGTTCTAGGCAGGTCTGTTCTAGTTCCCAGCTAGGTGGGTTGGTTTTTAGGGCGTCCTTTATTCCCAGGTTGTAGGACTTCACGATGTCCGCGGGAAGGTCTAGGGCGGTCTGTAGGGGTTCGTGCTTGCTGAACATCTTATCTGCGGCCAGGACTGTAAGCAGGGTTAAAAGTACGCCTAGCGCAAAGCCCATCCAATATGTCTCCGTCTTTGCCATTCTCATGATGCCTCCGTGAGTTATTTGCATCATTGCCCCTTTGCCATATTGTTGTTGACCATTCTTTCTATTTCTTCTTCCAGATCTTGCTGGCGTTTCTCCTCGTATGCAATGCCTTCTTTTAGAAAGGCTTCTGCGATATTAGGAAATC